GATGCTCGACAACCAGGGCAACCTGGCCGTGGCCACCGGGGGCGCCGCCCTGGCGCAGGATGTGGCTTCGGCCATCAGCACCTTCCTTGGCGAGGTCTTCTATGACACCACCGTGGGCGTGCCCTGGCAGTCCGAGGTGTTCGGCCAGCAGTTCAGCGCCTCCCTGGTGGGGGCCCTGCTGGAGCAGGCGGCCCTGACCGTCCCGGGTGTCGTCTCCGCCCACGCCACGGGCGTGGCTCTCCCTGGCGGCGCGGTGACCGGGACCCTCGAATTCACCGATGCGACCGGCACGAGCCTCGGCGTCACCTTCTAGGAGCTCCGGATGACCAACGTCCCAACGCCGACCCTGACCGCCAGCGGCTATTCCATCCCGACCGATGCGGAGATCTTGACCGGGGTGATCCAGGACATGCAGGCGGCGTTCGGCGGCGGCCTGAATCTCTCCATCAGCAACTCCAGCAGCCTCACCACGCCCATGGGGCAGGTCGCCAGCAGCCTCACGGCCATCGTCTCGGACTGCTACGCCCAGTTCCTGGCCCTGGTTACCCAGTTCGACCCCCAGTACGCCACAGGGCGCAATCAGGACGCGCTGGGAAACATCTATTTCATGACCAGGGAGGCGGCCCAGGGGACCGAGGTCACCGGCGCCTGCGTCGGCCTGCCCGGCACCGTGATCCCCTCCGGCGTAGCGGTGGCGGTGGACGGCGCCGGGACCCTGTACACCTGCCCGGGTGGCACCATCGGGACCAGCGGGTCGCTCACGATGGTCTTCTCCAACGAGACGGTGGGCCCGACGGCCTTCACTAGCCCGCTCACTATCTACCAGACCACGCCCGGGTGGGATGCCATCACCGGCGCCGCCCAGACCCAGCTCGGCAACTTGGTCGAGAACGCCCAGGCCTTCGAGGCGCGCCGCCAGGCGAGCGTGGCCGTCAACGCCCAGGGGTTCGCCGCGGCGGTCCGGGCGGCGGTCTTCGCCAGCGGGGCGTCCCTGGTGCCGCCCCAGCAGCCCAGCAGCGTCTACGTCTACGAAAACCCGACGGCGGCCGCGGTGGTGGCCGGCGGCATCACCCTGCCGGCGAACAGCCTCTATGCGGCGGCTGCAGGTGGGAACCCCACGGCGATCGCCCAGGCCATCCTCTCGAAGAAGAACCCGGGCTGCGACTACGCCCCCAGCGCGATCTTCACCGCCACCTGCGTGGGCACGGCCCTTACCGTCACCACCCTGACCTCCGGCGTCATCGCCGCCGGCCAGACCCTGATCACCGCCACTGGGCAGCCCTACCTGTCCTCGACGGGCGCCGCGGTCACCATTGCCTCCGGCAGCGGTGCCGCCTGGGTGCTGAGCGCGGCCCCGGGCAGCGGTAACTTCTCCGGATCCACCGTCTGGTCGGCCACGACCGTGCAGGTCCCGGATTCCGCCTACCCGCCGCCCCAGCCGGTGTACAACGTCTCGTACACGGCGGCCGTCCCCACCCCGGTCAACGTCCAGGTCACCCTGGCGGCGATCACCCAGCCGCCCAGCAATGCGCTCTCCATACTCCAGGCCAGCACCGGCCTGGTCGAGGCCTTCACCGGCGCCGACGGGGGCGTACCGGTCGCGCAGATCGGCGCCACGGTCTACGGCAGCAGGTTCAACAGCACCATCCAGGCCCTGCTGCCGGCCGGGGTCGTGATCCTGGGCGTCCAGGTCAGTACCGGCAGCAGCTGGGCCAACTCCCAGGCCATGCAGATCAACCAGGTGCCCGCCCTCGGGACCATCAGCCTGGTGCTCGCATGATCGACGTCGAGCAGACCATCCAGGCCCAGTGGGCGAATTCGCCGATCCTGCTGCAGCTGATCAATAACATGAACAGCTACATCGACCCCACGGCGAACCTGAACAATTTCTACAACCAGGTGCAGAACGTGCTGACGGCCCAGGGATACGGCCTGGACGTGTGGGGCCGGATTGTCGGCGTTTCCAGGACGGTCCCGATCCCCGCCGGGAACTCCAGCTTCTACTTCCGGGAGAGCGGCGTAGGCACACCCCTGGGCCCGGGTGGGTCCTCCCCCCTCTACGACGGCAGCAAAGGCACCACGCTCTACCGTCTCGGGGACACCGCCTACCGGATGCTCGTCCTCACCAAGGCCCTGGCCAACATCTCGTTCGCCAGCTGCCCGGCCATCAACCAGCTGCTGCAGAACCTGTTCGGGGTCGGGGCCGCCTTCTGCAGCGACCTCGGGAACATGCAGATGCAGGTCACGTTCACGAACCTGAGCCTGCTGGACTACTACATCCTCATCAACTCCCGGGCGCTGCCCCGGCCCACGGGGGTGCGGGCCTACCTCTACAACGGGTACGTCCCGGGGAAAACCTTCATGTTCCGCGAAACGGGCAGTGGAACACCCCTCGGCTACGGGGTTCTGTTCGCCGGCCAGTACAGCCAAGTCACTTATTAAGGAGCAATGAATGTCCTCGTCCCTTGTCCTGCCCGTTCTCATCACCTCGGCGTTCGCCAGCGGGAGCCTCGCCACCAAAGGGCTGGTGAATCCCCTCGGCACCGTCACCAACGGCGTGCTCAGCTCCTCAGCATCCCTCTCCCCGGGCGCCTCCCTGGTTGATGGGCTGCCGCTGGTCACCATGACCAACCCGCTCGCCGGCGGCGTGGCTCCCGCCGGGGCTGACTTCAACGGGATCCTGAACTACATCACGGCGTTCCAGGTCTGGTCGAACGCGGGGGGGCAGTACCCGTTCTCGGCCACCCTGGCGGCGGCGATCGGCGGGTATCCCCTGGGCGCGGTCCTCCAGCTCAACGGCGGCCTGGGCTGCGTGGTCTCCACTGTCAACGGCAACAGCACGGACCCCAACGTGTCCATGGTCGGGTGGGTACCCTACGGCGGCGCGTTCCCGGCTGGCCAGATCCTGGTCGGCAGCGGCACCGGAACAGTGGGGAGCGCGAACCTAACCTACGCGTCGACGCTGGCTACCGGCGGGTTGACCATCGCGAATACGACTCCCTCCTACGCGCCCGGCACAGGCGCGCTAATTCTCAACGGTGGCCTGAGCATCGTATCAAATTCTGGCCTTGGTGGTTCCAGTGGCCTGAACCTGAACGCTGTCGTGACTCCGGCAGGGGCCCAATCCGCAAATATTTGCGGAATGCAAACCAACCTCACCTATTCCGGAGGATACGGAAATACCGGCACGCTTTATGGATTTTTTACCACCGTAACGAATAACGCAACGACAGGAACCGCAACTGCGATTACCGGAACATCCGTGCAGGTTTTTCAGAGCGGCGGTGGGACCGTTTCGAATATTAACGGAATGACAATCGGAATAACGAAGTCTGCTGGAACGGTCGCGAATGCCACCGGCTTATTTATCAGCTCTATTATCGCTGGGTCTACCACAAACTACGCAATCTATACCAGCGCCGGCATCGTCAGCATCGGCGACACCACCGCCTCGTCTTCCAAGACAACAGGCGCGATGGTAATCGCGGGCGGACTAGGGGTGGGTGGGCAGATCTACGCCCAGGCATTCAATTGCCCTGGAACGTTTGCGGCCGGGACCTTCACGGTTGGCGCAACCCTGAGTGGGGCTGTGGCGGCGACGATGGCCGCTAACGCTCCGACAGGTGCCGCCGCGGCCACCTTTGGGTGGATCAACGTCAATGTCGCCGGCCGGAGCAGCTTCATCCCCTATTGGTGATTCCACGCAACATCTACATATTTCTCACTCATCGCCCAAGGAGGCACATCGTGAAACTCCCCTACAGCACTATCCTCACCGACATGGCCGGCAACGACATCCAGACCGCCGCCGCGACCGAAGCCGCGCCCGCCAAGTTCTTGACGTTCAAGGACGCCCTGATCACCGCGTTCAGCGTCCAGCACCCGGAGGATGAGCGCATGACCCCGGCCGACCGCTACGCTCTGGGCAAGCTGGGGTTCGCCATCGGCAAGGAGGTAGACCTGCCCGTGGACGACGTGGCCCGAGTCAAAGACCGCGTTGGCAAGCTGCTCACCGGACCGCTGGTGTTCGTGGTCTGGAATCTGATCGAGGATGCAGCCAAGGGCGAGGTGACCGCATGAGCATCACTACGCCCTCCACCCAGACCATCGCCAGCACGAAGCGCCGCACCTGGCGCGTGAACATCGAAACGCCCAACGGTGGGACGCCGGTCATCAGCGGCTACCGGGAGGCCATCAGTCTGGATGCCAGCGGGAACCAGGTGGGCGAGGCCGCCCAGTCCATGACCCCCCTGGCCATGGCGCTCGATGCCGCCGCGATCGCCGCGCTGCCCGCCAAGTATCAGCCGCTGCCCGGCCTGATCTCCAGCTTCTTCGACGACCTGGAGTCCGGGGCGCTCGCCCCCGCGGTCGGCAAATGAGCAGCCGCTGGAACATCCTCTGGGCCGCGCCGTGGGGTCTAGCCTCATGGCTGGCCGTGGAACTGCTGGTCTTCCTGCCCCTGTTCATCGCCGGGTTGATCCTCATGCCCGCCTTGATCCGATTCGCTCCCGTGGTTCAGGTTGAGAGTCGCGTCAACCTTGGCCAGCAGATCGAGGCGTTCCGGTGGCGATGGGCTCAGACCCTTTTCGGCAATTGGGAGGATGGCCTTTTGCCCCAATGGTGGGTTGAATCTGGTGGCAATCGCTATTCATGGTTCGTGCGCAATCCGATATGCAACCTGCGATTCTGGCCCATCGTCTCCACCTTGCCGTCCCCCTCTGTCCGGTGGGTCGGCAACGTGGCCGCCGTGCCTGCTGACGGCACCCCCGGATGGTTCCTCGCTTGGCAAGGGATCTATGTCGGGTTCCGTTGGCAATGCGCGTCCTGGGGTATCTGGGCGGGGTGGAAATTGTCACCCCGCGATTCTCAACCGGACGCCCCGCGCGACTACCGATACTTCGGCTTGGGCACCGCTTGCCAGATCATGAGGTTTTAATGGCAAAGAAGACCATCGAATCACCCGCCCCGAATCCCGAGGCTCCGGCAGACCGTGCGCAACGACTGGTCAAAATTGACCACGAGGCCGAGCGGCTGGCCTATCTGGCCACCCTGGACCCCCGCCAGCGAGAGATGCTGGATCCGCCCGGGGCGGAGTGATTTGTGTCACACTCGGTATTGCACAGTGGACAGTCTGTCCTATCATTTAGGTCATGGAGGCACCACCATGACCATGACCACCATCGATATTTCCTCCGGCCGCTGGGCCACTACTACCCGCACCGCCGCCGGCATCACTGTAGTCTGTGACTGCGACCAGGCATCGCAGCTGGCCCCCGTCCGCGAGATCACCGCCGCCGAGCGGGTCTCCCTGGAGGTGTTCGCGGCTGCATGCGAACGCCAGATCGTGGATGGCCACGAGGGCTGCGCGCCGGCCCATGTCCTTGACACCCTGGAGCAGTAGGTGCGTGGTACCGGTCTAACCTATCCCGAGCCATGGTCCACCCTCGCCCGCCAGATGGGCGGCCCGGAACTGCTGGCCCAAGAGTTGGGGTGTTCCCAGCGGACCCTCTACCGTTGGGCACACGAGGTGACCGACCCAACCAGGACCGCTCGGCAGACCATCGACAGGCTGTTCCGGGAGCGTGGGATTCCCGGGCCGTCCTGGTCCTGACCTGCCCACCCCGCGCAGCACCCCAGAGCCGCCCATACCCCAGGCCGGATCCGGCCGGACGGGATGGGCGGTTTCCGCAGGGGTGGCGGATTACAGTGAAACGCCCCTGCGATTCGGCATGATCCAGATCCATGGATTTCAGATTTATTCCAGATTGGAACCTAGAATGTAATCTAAAAGCATATATAATATAAGTTATGTGAATAGTAAGCGCCCCTGCCTCGGGGCGTTTCACTTTGTATTTTAATAAAAATTTCACGGTTTTGATTACTTGTGATCATTGGTTTTCAAGGGCTTTCTAGGGTTGATGTTCACAACTATTCATGGCCTTGCCTATCGGATTACCCCCATGCTTTTCAGATAGATTTCAGATGGGCAGAATAAAGGATCCGAGGTAGAGACCATGGCCAGGACGAAGGACAGCTCCTTTCTGAAGGACCGCACCGCCCGCGCGCCGCTAGAGATCCGGAAGGAGCCTTACTGGTTCACCCTGGAAAAGAGCCGGTTCATCGGCTATCGGAAGGCTCCCTCTGGAGGAACCTGGATCGCCCGCTACTACAACCCTAGCGCCAAGCCCCCGATGTTGTACAAGCCCCTGGGCGCGGCAGACGACCACTCGGACCCTGACGGCAAGATGGTGTTGGACTGGTCCCAGGCCCAGGCAGGTGCCCGGGAGTGGTTCAAAGCGGCCTTCCACGAGGCGACCGGAGATGTGATCCGGGACGGCGCATACACCGTGGCCGATGCCATCGCGGACTATCTGGCCGACAAGGAGCGCCAGGGCTCCACCAACGCGGAGCGCACCCGGAAAGACATGGCCGCCCACGTCATTCCCCACCTGGGGACGATTCCGGCCGACCGACTGACCCGCAAGCGCATTGAAGCCTGGATGCTCCTGATCTCCAAGTCGGGCCGGAGACGCCGGGGAAAGGAGCGCGAAGCGCCATCGGGCCCAGATGAGATCCGCGCACGCCGATCCACGGCCAACCGTCTATGGACGGATCTGCGGGCCGCGCTGAACCATGCGATGGATGAGCACCTGGTGGAGAATAATCTGGGCTGGGCCGGCGTCCGGGCATTCCGGAAGGTGGACGTGGCCCGGGTCCACTTCTTGTCCGCCGATGAGCAAGTCCGGCTAGTCAACTGCTGCGTGGACATAGACTTCAGGCACCTGGTCCAGGCCGGCCTGTTCACGGGGGGCCGAGAGGGCGAGCTGGCCGCGGTGCAGGCCCGGCACTTCGATGCCGAGAATGGAGCAGTCTACGTGGATGGGAAGACTGGGCCCCGGTGGATCACCCTCACGGAAGAGGCCCAGGAGTATTTCCGGGAGCGGTGCGCCGGACTGGAGGCATCCGCCATCGTGTTCCCCCGAACGGTCTATGCCCGAAAGGACCGGCGCAACACCGGGGGATGGGATCGCGCGGAGATCGGCCGCAAACTCAAGGCGGCCCTGAGAGCGGCCAAACTGGAGCCGATGGTTTTTCACGAGCTGCGCCACACCTACGCCTCTGGTCTGGTGAACCGTGGTGTGCCCCTGGTTTTTGTGGCCCAGAACCTAGGGCATCGGGATACACGGCAGGTAGAGAAGCATTACGGGCACCTGTGCAAGACGGCCAAGGTGGAGGCCATCCGGAAACTCGCCCCGACCCTGGGCATCTATCAGCCTGAAGGCGTGGCCTCCTTGAAGATCAAGACATAAAAAAGCCCCCGGTGCCGGGGGCATGGGCTATGCGGCGCTGTCCCTCAAATACCGCTGCAGTTCCTCTACCGAGATGATGATTTTGGTTTTGCAGGTCTTGGGGCGCACAGGGCGGATCTCGCCGGCATCGATGAGCGCCAGCACGTTGGTCCTGCCGATGTGCAGGGCCGCGGCGGCTTCATCGACACTGAGCGCCAGAATTGGGATGGGTCGGGCAGGGCGGTCGGTCATGGTCGGGTCTCGTCGTTGTGCGGGGCTCCCCGCGGGGTGGATTAGGGGTGGAGGGCTTCGGTCGCAATGGTGTAGATCCAGGCGGCATCGAAATTCTCGAACCTGACCCACCTGGGGTCACTGATGATCTGGTCCAGGGCCTCCCGGCAGCGCTCCAGTTCCGCGACCCGGGCCTCGAGGACTCGGTTCGCCTCTGCCGCTTCGGCTTCGGATGCCATCCAGAGGTCTCGGTCCTCAGTGAGTTCCGCGACCTGGGCGCGGAGCCGGTCGTTTTCCGCCACGATCTCGCCGCCCCGCTGGATGGCGCCCCTGAGCATCAGGTCCACAGGTGCTAGTTCAGGGCGGACGCGCCGATCCTGGTTCAGCCGGTTCAGGGCATCTTGCATGGAGGCGGTCATGGGTTGGTCGGTCAAGGTTTCCTCCTTCCGAGGATGGACAGGCTCAGAATTTGAGCCAGAGGGAAAAGGGTCCGAAGAAAAGCCCAACATGCCGGGTCCAGAGCGTGAATCCGAAAAGCCAGTTTTCCCACAGGAGTTGAGGTTTGATCGTCACGGGTTGCCTTTCTCCCGGGGACCGCCGGGGCGGATTTTGGACAGATGCGTTACAGGGTGTCGGCCTTCGCGTTGAGGTTGGCCAGGGCCTTCAGGACTGAAACGCAAAGACCGTGGTCGAAACGGGTGGCGTTCACGGCTTCCCACAGGCCGATGAGTTCCGGGGCGAGGTTGCGGAGGGTGGCGATCAGATCGGCGTCCTGCTCGGCAAGTTCCTCCTGAGCATCCTGGTCCCAGTCCCCGCTATCGACCCGTTCGAGATCTTCATCCGAAACGGGTTCGCACAGTGGACCGCATCCCCAGGCGCCCTCTCCCTCGGTTTCATGGATGGTGTTGGGCCTCCATGGGGCCGGGCTGGCTGCGGCTTCAAGTAATTTCATGGTTTCGAGATTCACAGTGTCTCCATGGTTGGGTCCAGGGCAGCGCCTGGACATGCTCAGGCCGTGGCCTGGGTTGATGGCTGAGTGGCTTCGATGGAGCGGATCCAGGCATCGGCCAGACCACGGGGCACTCCGTCTGCCAGGGCCTCCTGCATCTGGACACAGGGGAACGCACCGGCCAGGGACATGAACTCTGGCCAACCCTGGAGCCGGGAGCCGCGCTTCGGGCCGTAGATCCGACCAGCGACCACGGAATAGGCCAGCAGATCGTCCACATCGCCCTCGAAGATGCGCCGGGGGGGCGTCAGGTTGGGGCTGAAGGTGAACCAGCGTTCCCGGCTCTGGTGCGGCTGGGCGTAGTGCATGGCGTTGAGCCTGGACTTGGAGAACGCCGGGATGTCGAGCGGGGACACGTTCTCCAGAAGGCACCAGTCCCAGGTGCAGGCGTTCAGCACGGCCATGGTCAGCGGCAGGAGGTCGGGGAACTTGGCCTCGCGGATCGCCCGGAGTTTGGACCTGGACTGGCAGGGGATGCCCCCGATAATGCCGTCGAAGTGATGGCCACGGATCATGGGCGGCAGATCGGCCAGGTCGTGGCACATGTGGGTTCCGCCGCAGAACACCTCATACATGGCCCGCTTGTGCGGCATGATCTCGCACCCCGGAATGATCTGGTGCCCGGCCTCGATCCAGGCGCGGTCCCAAAGGCCGGCACTGGTGCATAGGGAAAGGATTTTCAATTCAGGCTCCGAGGTTCACGGATTTGGTCAGTAGCAGACAAACTTGCTAAGGGATTCGTCCACATAGGTTTTGTCGGGCTCAAAGTCGGGCCTGGAGCCGATCTCCAGGGCGACCTTGGCGATCAGCATCTGGTCCTCCAGGCGGCTGATCTGGACCACCTTGCGCCGGAGGAAGGACTTGTGCGCGGCCTCCACCGTGGGGTAGGCATAGCGCCTTCCCTCTCCGTCCAGGACGAACCGCTTCTTGGGATTGGATTCATGCCACCACCCAGGTTCCCAAGAGGGGATGATCCAGGCCCCCTTGGGGGTGCGCTTGACCACCCGGAACTTTTGGAGTTCGATCTTGATCTCGCTGCCTTCATACATGCAGCGGTCTGCCATGCGGTAATAGAGTTCCATCGGTAGCTCCGGATTCACTTCGGAAGGTGCTTGAGTGCGAAGCGGACGGGTTTCAGGTGGCAGTTGCTGGCGATGCACTTCTGCCCCAGCGGGGTGCCATGTTCGCATTCGTATTCGGTTCGGAAGCCGGGTGCGCCGAGGAGAGCAAGCAGGGCCTCCTGGAGGTCGTCGCACTTGTCCTTGGCCCGGTCCTGGACCTGAGACAGGGTGATCAGGCTTTCACAATCCTTCGCCTCCAGTTCTTTGACCCGTGCGAGGAGACGATCCACCTCATCCAGCAGTTCCAGGGCAACCGATTCGCCGGGCGGCGGCAACATCACCACCGATCCGCGCATGCGTTTGAGACAGGCAGGTTCAAGCATTTTGGCTCCATAGGATGGGGCGGTGCAGAAGTGTTCGGCAAGGGCTCGGAGGTTCATGGAGTGCCTTTCAGAGATGTGCCGGGGTTCCGGCGAGTGGACAGGTGCTACTTGTTGGCGTTCATGTAGTCATGGAGCAGCGCAACGCGGGTGAACTTCTCCGGCCAGCAGGCGGTGGGCTGCCTGGTCAACCACCACTCAATCAGGGTGAGTTCGGCCTGGGCCGCCTCCAACTCGCGGTAGGTCTCCTTGAGCTTGTGAAACTCTTTCAGGCGGGTCTCGATGTCGATCCAGATTTGATCCCCGAATTGGCGCTGGTCCTCAGTGAGGGCAATCCCTTCATCGCACCTCGCCTGCAATTCCTGGAATTTCTCGACGGTCGCTTGCATGCGGTTCCTTTCGATGGGTGCCGGGGTTCCGGCGAGTGGGGGTCCTTTCAGGACCGCCTTAAGCGGCGTCGTGGTTCTTGGTGATGGATGCAGAGATCCGCGGCCCCTTCGCACCGACGAGATAGGCCGGTGTGGCATTCCGAAAGTCGGAATCCATGAGGTGGTCGATATATCGATATGTAGTAGCGATTCCGGCATGGCCCAACAGTTTGGAAACGATCAAAACGTTTTTGTTGTGCATAAATGTTGCGGCGGCAAAGGTGTGGCGCAGGGCATGGGGCGTTACTCGCTTACGAATATCAGCCAGTTCGGCACATTCCTTGATGATCCGGGAGGCAGTCTTTGTGCTTAGGCGCCAGGAATCCCGATCAGCCATGGCGTGGTCCTCAGATTGAAACAATGGGCCGCCATCCCCCATCCGGCGTCCAGTGCTCTCCAGATACGTGGCAATCGCCTTGCCTACTTCCTTTCGAACGGGCACCAACCGATCTTTTGCACCCTTCCCTTGCCGGACGTGGACCGTGAAGCCGCCAGGGTCTTCCCAGATGTCCTTGATGTCGAGGTGGACTAGTTCTGAAATGCGGAGGCCTGACCCGAGCGCCACGATGACGAGCGCGAATTCGCGCTTTCCCGTTCGCTTCGCAGTAGCAAGATAGCGGGCGATCTCTTTGTCGGTCAGGATCTCGTGGGGAGTGATCACAACTGTCTTGGGGACCTTGAGCAGATACTTGGCCTGGTCCATGGGGATGGTGTGGCCTCGGAGCGCGGCGCCCCATTCCAGGAATGATCGAAGGGCAATGAGGGCCTTCGAATGCACCGAAGCGCTCCTGGAATCGGCCATGATCTCCGCCCGGTAATTCATCAGGTGCACTGGCTCAAGGTCAGCCAATTTCTCGATGCACATTGCACCCATGCCGGCAAGAAGGTGCTGACGATAGCCGCGGGCAGTGCGTTTGTTTATGTCCGCTGAGGCCAGGAACGCCTTGATCACTTCCATGATGGGGGAGTGAGGATTGATAAGGGGAACGGAGCTAGAAATCAGTGCAGGCACCGTTTCTTGGTTCTCCTCAATTTCGAAATTGGGAACCTCAAAGCTCATGACACCCTCTTCATCGTGATGGGGTCCACGAAACGCTCCACCCAGGCCGATTTCGGGAAGTAGTAGTGGAGCTCGCCGTTGAGCAGCACCGTCACGGCGTAACGCGGGACGTTATTCGCCTCGTGGCGCCGGCACCCGGTGATGTGGCCGGTCTTGGTCCCAGCAGGGACGTAGGCCATGGGGTCCTCCCCCGGGGCCACGTAGCCGATGATCGTCCCCATGCCGCGCCCCATCTCAATGGGGGTGCCAACCGGCAGCGTTCCACGGGCCTGCCGGCTGCGGCGCGCGGCGGACCAGCGGCGATTGGCCTCCTTGTGGCTGACGGGTGCACCCTTGGTGCGGGCTCGGAACGGTTCAGGCTTGGGCGTGGGCCGGTAGATCCCGGGCACGGCCGGCAGTTCCGGGATGGGCTCGGTGCTGCCCCGGAATTCTCGATCGGCGGCGATGATCAGGGCGTCACGGCGAAGGGCCAGGAAAGTTTCGATGTTCACGCCGCGCCTCCCATCTGCAGCCGCCCCTGGTCCAGCCCCTCCAGGTAGGCTAGGTTGGCCTCATGGCGGTAGCGCTCGTTCTGGCGGGCCAGCAACTGGTTTTCCATCTCCAGATGCCGGATGTCCTCCTGAGCGGCGCGGAGGTCGGCGAGGGTCCTACGGGCGAGGGCTGACATGGTTGGGACTCCTTTCCTGGTGGGCGTGCGGCGGCCAGTTCTTCGTCGCGCGGCGGGTTTCGTGCTCCGTGTAGGCGACCAGCAGGAAGGCGGCGCCCCAAATGGCGATGCACATGATGGCGATAGCCCAGCGCTCGGCGCGGGTGAGGGGCGGTGCGATGTCGATCACGGCTGCACCGGGGTGCTCAGGGCAGCGTGAAGTTCGGCAGCTGTAAGGATTTCCCCAACCATCTTTTCGGGCTGTTCCGCAGGGTTGAACTGACATGCCGCCACGGGGGAAAACAGATCGTTGGTCAACAGGGAGATAATCCGCACCTGCTCGGCCCAGGCAGCATCCTTGCGAGCCTCGGCCCGGATCTTATCCACGCGCTCAACAATGGTCGCCTTCTCTTCGCTCAGGCGGGCATAGGCGGCGTGACCCTCCCTGTTCTCTGCCAGGGCCTTGTCTCTCATCTCGGCATAGGCGTCCCGGCTGATCCGCAGGGACTCTACGTCCTCCTGGGCCTGGGCCAGCTCGGCGTTGAGCCGCGCGATGGCAGCGTCGCTGGCGAGGATGTGCTCGCCGGCCTCGGCCAGGCGGTCCCGGGCCTCCGCTTCGGCCTGCTGACAGTCGTGGCAGGCATGGAGGCGGGGGGCGTCCGGCTTGGCGGTGCGGGCCAGCTCGGTCAGGAGGGTGTCGGCCATTTTGAGACAGCCGGGGAGGCTCATGTCGTCGCCCCACATCGTGGCCGCTACCAAGGCACGGAGGTCTTCGGGGTGTATGCGTTCGGTCATGCGACCTCCAGGTGGCCGCTCTCTAGCAGCCAGAGATTGGATTCGTAATAGGCGTCGAGGAATTCCCGGTCTGCCTCTTCAGGCGTCAAGTCCCCGGTGCGACGGTCGATCAGGTTGTGGCAGTCGAAGCAGAGGTAGGCGACCAGGTCATGCGTCTTGTGGCCCATCCCGCGCCCGTGGGCGAGGCCGCCGCGGTGACAGCCGACCACCTGGCCCACGTTCACGGCCCGGCAGGCGCGGCGCATGCAGCGCGGGGCCTCCACCGCCAGATCCCGCAGCGCTTGGCTGCGGAAGGCGGGGGTCTTGGGGTAGGGGGCGCCGGCCATTAGGATGCCGCCCCGTAATTTGCGAATTGTCCATGCAGCCGGTTGGCGGCTTGACAGTAAGCAGCGTGGGCCTCTTCCGGGGAAGGGAAAGATCCAAGGTTGATCGTTTTGTGATTAATGGTTATCCGTGCATACCACCTGTTGTAATTTTTATTCCGGCCAACCCCCTTGAAGCCGACCTCACTGTCCTTACGGATCACATGGTTTAAGCTGTTCTGGGCATCGGTCGCAAGGCGAAGGTGGCTGGGATTTACGCACGCACGGTTGTGGCAAATCGGTCCATGGTCAAGGAGGATACCTTCCGGGATTGGGCCATTTACAAGCTCGAAAGAAAACCGATGAGTATAGACCATTTTTCCATTGACCATAAACTCGCCATAGCCACCTTTTGTCCTTGCACCCGACCAGATCCAGCATCCATCGGGATCAATTTTCTTTACGTTGGTCCAGAACCGCGCCAAAGCGTCCATGCCTGCTCCCTAATAATTGATCGCCACGTGCCGGACTTGCCGGTTGTAGATGGCGAGCAGCACCGCCTTGCCCGCGGCCTCGTCGCCGGCCAGGACATTCAGCAGGTCGGCCAGCGCCTCGCGGTTGAAAGTGCGCTGGTGCTCCACGTTGGCGGCGGCCGCGGCGGCCTTGTCCTCATCTGCCTTCTTGGCGGCTGCCGCGCGGTCCCGCTCCGCCTGGGCGGCGCGCTCCGCAGCTGCCTCTGCGTCGGCCTTGGCCTTCTCGGCGGCGGCTTCCGCATCGGCTTTCGCCCGGGCAGCCGCAGCTTCGGCGTCGACTTTCGCCTTGGCGGCGGCCGCCTCTGCATCGGCCTTTGCCCTGGCCGCAGCGGCCTCGGCATCCTTCGCCCGCTGCTCGGCGGCGGCCTTGTCTCGCTCCGCCCTGTCGAGGGCGTCCTGGGTGTCCTTGCGGGCCTTCTCGTCGGCCAGCTGTCGGCGCTTGGCCTCGGCCTCCGCCGCCCGCAGCCGGATCAACTCGGCGGCGTCGGCGTCTTCCTGCTCCCGCTTCTTGCGCAGGGTGTGCAGGGCATCCAGCGCCCCGGCCAGGGCCAGGTGGGCGTCCTCGGCGAAGTCCGGGGCCGCGCCCAGGTCCAGGGCCTCCAGGCGCTCGATCTCGGCCAGCACCTGGGCGGCGGGGGCCGCGGCGAACCGGCCCGGGGCGTCGAGGATGTCGCGGACAAAGGCCTGCTGCGCGGCCTGGCCGGCCTCCCAGTCGGTCAGCGGCTGGCGCACCTCGTCCTTCAGGGCGTCCATCTCCTCGCGCATGGCGCGGCGGTTCTCGTCGATCCTGGTGGGCAGCTCCTTCAGCTCGGCCACCAGGGCCTTGCCGGCATCATCCAGGCGGGTCTTGCACCGGGCCACCTGGTAGGCGACGGAGGCGGTGATCTTCCGCCCGGCATCGGTGGAGAGGTCCGGCTTGTGGGCCCGGGCCATGGTGGTGATCAGGTCGATGATGGGCCGGAGGCCGCCGGGGGTAGAGAACACCTCGAGGCGCTTGTCCTCCGCGACGGTGGCCACCTTCTCGGGCTCGATGATGCCTTCCAGGGGGGCCTCCTCCAGCACCCGGGCGCTGGTGCCGTCCAGCACCAGGTCCGCGGCGGACCGGCGGGAGGCCCGCTTGGCCTTGGGGGCCAGCGGGGTGATGGGGGCGGTTCCGATTTCAAGGTCTTCCATGGGGCACCTCAGAGGGGCAGGTCATCGACGGGGGCGGTAGCGGCGGCGGGCGGCGCAGCCTGGGCCGGAGGATCGGCGGGCGCCGCGGGGCCGGCCGGCCCGACGTGGTGCATGACCATCGGGATGGGCTTCCGCCGGGGAAGCTGGATGGAGACGTTCATGTCGGCCGGGATGTCCGGAGACCCCCAGACGCGGATGGCCGGCTCGCCGTTCCAGGTGCTGGGAAAAAACGTCACCCGCTTGCCGATCCAGCCGGAGAGCTTGTCGCCGAACATGTGCTTGATGCACAGGCCGTTCGTCTTCGCGGTCACCAGTTGCATCTCGGTCTCGTTGAACGCGATGAGCGCCTTGGTCTTCTTCCCGTCGTCGCCCTCCAGCTCCTCGAGGTTCACGTCCTTGATGGTGAGGGTCACGTGCTTGCCCTCGAAGAGCCCGGCCTTGAGGAAGCGCCCGGGATACATCTGGTCGTAGGTGTTCGGCTTCTTGATGGCCATGGAGGCTCCTTATGCGGTGAGGTCGAGGCCCGAGAGATCGTCGTCTTCTGCGTCGTTGCCGCCGGCCCACGCCGGCAGGTCCAGCTCCATCTCCTCGGTGGCCCGGGCCGGCCAGATGCCGGTGCGCTCGCACTGCTGCAGAGTGGCCTGGATCCGCTGGTAGTCCTCGTGGCCCCGGGCCAGGAAGGCCTCGCTGGCGTCGTAGACGGCCGGCTCGTAGGGGGCCTTGGACTCGACGGCCAGGGTGACGAACTGGGGGTAGATGTCGGTGAGGGTGTAGAACCCGTCGGCGTAGAGGCTGAACTGGAGGTGATAGCCAAGATCGAAGGCAGCGCTCTGGAACCGGCGCCTGGAGCTGTCCCGCGTGGTCTTGAGGTCGCACAGGATGAAGCGGTCATCCAGGAAGGTCAGCCAGTCGATGCGGCCGTGCACCTGGCGCCCGGTCACCGGGTCGATCCACTGAATGGTGACCTCGGCCAGGCCCCGGGCCAGGTAGCGGGCCGCAGGGGCGTGGTTGATCAGGGCGGAGCGCATCCCCTTCACGTCGGCGAACTCGCTGGCGCTCAGGATCTGCTTGTCCTCGTGGGCCGTCTTGAACTCGGTCCAGGCCTTCCCCCGCTTGTCGCCCTGGTCCCACAGCACGTAGTCGGTGCGCATGCGGTGCGGCTCCAGGACGGCGGTGTGCACCGCGGTGCCCAGGGCCATGGCCGGCGTGCTGGTGTGGTCCGGGTGGTCCAGGGCCCACTTGTAGGCCAGGGGGGACTGCATGGCCTTCTTGAGCTTGGAGGCGCTGTCGCCCTCCAGCTCCAGGTACTCGTCGAAGGGGATCCCGCAGGTAATGCCGGGGATGGCGTTGCTGGCGATGGTGTCGAGGGTGATGTTCATGCGGACTTCCTCCGGTGGGTGACGCCGCACAGGGCGTCGATTTGGTGGGCGGTGAGGCGGGGGAGCAGAGGACGGGGCGCGGGCATCGAGAAGCCGGCCTCTTCGGCCAGGCACGCCCAGCACTTGCCGGCGGTGCGCTCGTCCTCGTGGTCCATGGGCTCGCCGCAAGCGCAGCGGGGCACGGCCGGCAGGAGCGTGAAGGGGAAGGGCAGCTCCTGGCACATCACGCGGCCCGCCTGATCGGAGCGATGGGCTCGGGATTGCGGGGCTTGCGCGGCGCCGGTTTGAAGGGTACGATTTGCATGTGTCCTCCTGCATGAGGCGCGCTTTTGCTAGCCCTCTCTTGTCCAGGGGGCTTTGCTTTGTGGCGCGGGGGTGGGATTAGAACTCGGATTTAATGAAATACCCAAGTAGGAATGAGAAAATTGGGCATGTAATGTAGAACCAAAGCTCAAAGGGAAACTCATGACGTCTCCACCACCTTGGCCCTGGCCTTGCATCACCTTGGGGTGCAGCCTCGGCACGTTCTGGCTGGGCAACCGGTACGCCCTTGGTCGGGACAAGCGGAAGGAATGGAACCCGATCGCCAGCGCCCACCGCGAGGTGCTGGAGCGGCAGATCGAGGGGGCAGCGGTCGGCAACGTCATGTCCGGCCTTCGAGACGGTATGGACGAGGTTGAGTTCTACCTGTCCCCGTTCCGCCGGGGTAGGTTCCGCCGCGATCTGGAGCGCTACCGCAAGGCCGAACATGACCTTGCGGACTCTTGCCGGGAGAGTCGGTTTGGCCTGGCAGACCAGGAGCTGCTCGCCGAGCTCATCCGCCGGGCCACGTCCCTGCTGAGTTATTTGAATCGCAGGTGAGTGGAGGGGGAGGGGCATGGTGGCGGGTTCCTTTGCTGGGGGGGGGTGCGGTGCTGTTCGATACCCCTAGTATGGGAATGAATACCATAGCGTCAAGAATTATTTTCAGACAAACAAAAGCCCCACCGAAGTGGGGCCAATGGACCAGGAAAGCTAGTCGCTCAGAATGATGGTTGCTTGAACTTTACGGCATCCTCGCTTGGCTCGTAGTATGCCTCTCCATACCTGATCACTCGGGCGGTTCCGGTTTCGCCCGTGGTCGGGGTCTCGCCAAAGACCATGACCCGAATGCCATCCTCTGCTGGCCTCCGCCCCCCGGCTTGCAACTCGGACAGGATGGCCCGTGTTATGTCCTCTGTGTCGATGATTACCTCGGAGAGCGGCTGGACCTTGGCAAAGGTGACCGTCATGGTTATATCCTTATCTTCAAAGTCTTTGAGATCAACAATAAGGCTGACGCCCTTTGGGTTCCTTTTCTCGAACCCCACGTTGAACCTCTTTAGCACGGCATCCTGGAATACCTGCCTGGGATTTGGGCCAGCCGACTGGGGCGTTTCGGGGCCCTTTTGCCCGCCGCTGTGGGTGACGATGACACCAAGGATTATGAAAGCCAGAAATGCACCACCGCAACCGAGGCCGACCCTTTTAAGGGAAAGGCGTTTGCTCTTCTTCTCGTCCGTCACGCTGCCTCCAGTAATTTGAGCCTGACCCCTGCGATGTGGGCCGCGAGGCGACGCGCCGGGCAGTCGATGAGGGGGAGATCCTCGTAATGGGCGCTCAGCGCCGCGATGAATGCGTCCAGGCTAGCATTGCCGTGGGCCCGGATGCGATGTTCCGGAATTAGGGCCCGGGCCGCCCATTGATCAGCTTGAGTCTCTCCCTTGGAATAGAGGAGTTGGCTCCGCGGGCCTGTGTGGTGAGATAGGTGAAACAGTTCGTGGGCCAAAAGCCAAAAAGCCAATAGCCCATCCTCGGCGGGAAGAATAATGGCTGGAGGTTGGGATCCCATCCCGGCCACAAACAGCGCGTTCTCACCGATGTCTGCATACCCAACCTTGCACCCTAGCTTTTCTGCATATTGCAGAAGATCATTCCAGGTCGGGTATTTCCGCCCAAACCATGACGGGTTATTCGGAGGATTCATATCCTCTCATCATAACGTTCCATTGATCTAACGCATTACGTTTCTGCTTTTCTGTCAATTTTGAAAGATCTTTTCCCATCACGCGTAACATAAACCGGTCCATTTCAGATGAGTCTTCGGTGGCGCCTTCTGGAGGTGCCCCGGGATCGTCGTCAAAATCTGTCATAGGGCGTCCCGTGAGGCCAGCTAGGAGCTTCAATGGATCCCGGCCCGGCCGACTATGCGGTTTGTACAGGTAGTCGTGAAGGGTATTGATGTCCAACTCCAGCAGATTCGCCACCACCTGAAGGGTAATCCCCCTCGAAAGACGGAGGTCCTTGACCGCCTGCTTGAAATTCGCCTGGTAAGGGTTGATCTCTTTCTCCATACGAGAATAATCCCAACCCTGGGATTGATTCCTATCTGGAAACCTCTTGCCGAGTGCGGGATTTGATCCCATACTCCCGACATGTCTGATCTCCGTGAACGCGTCTCCAACATCGCCGCCTTGGCCAAGAGGCTGGGATACGACTACTCCCACGTCCATGCGGTTCTGCGTGGCGCCGTCCCTGCCGGACCCAGGCTGGCCATCGCCATTGAAGCCGATCTCCTCGGGCTGATCACTCGTTCTGAACTGCGCCCAGATCTTTGGCCTCAATCCGCGCCCTCCCTCTCCAAACGCCCCCCTGAAGGAGTAGACAACCCTGCGCCTCTCCCCACCCCGGACACGCAGCCCGGTCCTTCGGTCCTCCCGGGACCGTCTGTCCCGCTGGCCGAGGCCGTCTGATGCCCGCCGCCGCTCCACTACCGCACCCGGGATCCCCGGTCGCCCAAGGTGGGCTGCTCAGCCTCCGTTCGCGGGCCCCACGACAGGCTCCAGTCCACGCCCGGGTTGTGGAGCACGGAGCGGATCGCCTCCACCACCATGGCGACGCGGTCCTCGCTGTAGGCCGTGAATCTGACCGACAGGCCCAACTGCTGCACCACCACCTTGGGCAGGCCGTCCTGGCCCAGGCCCAGCCGGCGGGAGATCTCCCTCCGATGGCCGCGGCGAACGCACATCCGCAGAAAGTCGTCCATCCCTTAGCCCTCCCGCTGGAACTGCACCACCTGCGCGGGCTGCGTTGGCACCCGGCCCACCGGCCGCTCTCGGGCCAGCCATTCCCGGGTCGCCACCGGGCCCCACACCCGCAGCTTGTCCATCTTCATGAACTCGATCACCAACCCTTCTGAGGAATCTTCCATGGATCGAAATATCCCGGCAGGTGACTGCAACGACAATCCCATTTCGGTTTACAGCGGGATCCTGAATGACCTGCTGCGGGCCAAAATCCGGGAGCAGATCCCCGAGGGGGAGCAGAACTGGATCGCCGAAAGCGTTCTGAAGATCCCGGCCCCGTCGCTCAGCGCCTACATCAACGGCACCCGGGCGGTGCCGGCTTGGCTGGTCCCGGTCGTCGACAAGGCCTTCAAGACCGAGGCCCTGCTGGAGATCCTGACCCAGGCCGTTCGATCCGGCCCGCCGGTGCACAAGCCGATCGACCCCCGCACCGTCACCAAGCTTTTCGTGCTGGCCCTGCGTGAGGAGGGCGTCTTCAACGCCATGCTGGCCCAGGAGATCGCCGACCACTTCCAGGAGCCGGAAGCGCTGGATCACCTGGAGCGCGAGCTGAACAAGCTCAACCACTTCCTGATCGCCATGCGCGAGCGCCTGCAGGAGACCCGGGCCACGGCCAGGCACGCGTCATGAAATGGGTCGGCGCTCTCATCCTCATCGGCTTTGCCGCCGGCTGCCTTCTGGGCCTCGCCGTCCTCTCGTGGTGGACCGAGGTCATTTCCTGGGTCGTCTGCGCCGCCGCCCTGGTGGCCCTGGTCTACCCGCTCATCTCCAAGAAAAAAGGCCCGCGGGAACGGGCCTGAAACCAACCGTCTGCAAGGAGACGATCCATGAACAGTATCACCCATCCCGGCGCGGGAGGCAAACCATGCTGACCCCCTACCAGCGCGCAGCCGAGCACCTCCTGGAGCGACTCCTGATCTGGCACAAACTGGCCCAGCAGTGCCGGGACCGGGGCGACGAGGGTGAATGGGTCGACCTCCGGGACATGTGGGCCCCGGGAGATCAGGCGGCTATCGACGAATTTTCCGCAGCCAAGGCCCGGGCCATCGGCCTCCAGCCACTGTTTCGAGAGGAGGCGTCTTGATGCCAACGCCGATCATGCAGGCCCTCCACGCATTCGAGGAGATCGACACCCTAATGCTCGGGAGTCACCACCCGGCCGCCGGACGGGTCATGGCGGAAGTCCGGCGCGGCATCGCGGCCCTGGCGCCGTTCCTCCAGACACAAAAGGAGCCGGCGGTAACCGGCTCGATCAAGCCCTGAAAGGGCGGAATGGAATTGCATCCATGAATAATGTCGCCCCCTTCCTCAGCGCCGTCAACCCTTTGGTGACGGAATGAGCTGGTTTTTCAAGCTCCCCGACCCCACCCCCAGCCTGAACGAGATTCAGGGCTGGCACTGGCGCCATATACACCGGGAAAAGCAGCAGCTGGACTGGAAGGTTCAGTCCGCCCTGAACGCCATCCCTAAGATCCCTCGCGCCGCCGGGCGCCGCCGGCTCATCGTCGTGCGCCATGCCTGGAACCGGCTCGACCGCGCCAACCTCGTCGGCGGCGTGAAGTGGCTGGAGGACGCCCTGGTCCGCCGCGGGCTGCTCATCGATGACCGGGACCAGTTCTGCGACTTGGTGGTGGAGCAGGTCATCGAGCGTCGCCTGGCCCCGTTCACCACCGTGCTCCTGGAAGACATTGAGGCAGTCGCATGAGCGCCGACATCATTCCCTTCAACCGAATCCCCGCCCCGGATGACCAGGACTATTCCTGCGACGGATGCCCTGCTGCCGAGGCATGCCAGGGTATTCCCGACGGGGACCAGTTCGCCAGCGACGAGGACTACCGCGCGGCAATGGCCCAGTGGGAGGCCGGCGTCTTCGCTGCGGCTCGCTCCCGGGGCCTCTGGCGCCCGCCCTGCCGTGCGACGGGGCCCGGGGGGGTGGACTGATGGCCGGCGCGCCCTGGTTCCCCTTGTATGCCGCTGATCTTCTGGTGGATGCCAAGGTGTGCCGGCTGGAGGACGCGGAATTCCGGCTGCTCATGCTCTGCTGGTGCCGTTGCTGCCTAGACGGATCCATCCCCGCTGACCTCAAGGAGCTGTCCAAGATCCTGGGTATCCATGGAAATCGCGCTCGAATTCTAGGGGGATTCCTCGGTGATTTCTTCACCAATGACCCCGAAAATCAAGGTCGATTAATCAGTGAAAGATTAATGGAGAGCATCAAGAAATATCACTCAATCGTTGATCGCAACAGGGTTAATGGTTCCAAGGGTGGTAGGCCTAAAAACCCAGTGGGTTTAATTTCGGAAACCCAAACAAAAGCTAACCACAACCATAACTTACAAGAAGATAAAGAAGTACCTACCGTGGCGAAAACGCCACGGAAGGCCAGAACCCCGAAGGCGAGTTCTGATTCCCTGGAGGAAATCCTGAGAGGCGGGAAGGGCACCCCGATGTGGGAGGCCTACTGGAAGCTCGTGGCGACATTCGGCGGCCAGCCGAAGAACCCCGCGCCCAAGACAACCGCCGTGCTCTACGCCGCTGCCATCGTCGCCGGCGCACCACAGGAGCGCATCCAGGCCCAGGCCCAAGCCCTGCGCAACTTAACCAGCGAAGAGCGTTTCATGCCCCAGCTCTCCAAATGGCTTGAGGGTCAAGGCTATCTCACCCCCGATATGCCCAAGAGCAGCTCGACCTACGCCCCCAAAACCAACTCCCGTGCCGCGGAGGCAGACGCTGCCTTCCTGGCCCAACTTGATGCGGTGTCCTGATGAATTCCAGAATCGCTACTATCCTCGAAACCATCGGCTTGGCCCTGCGTGAGATCCAGGCGATTGAGCGTGAACCCATTCACCTGGTTCAGGACTCCCCCCAGGGGTTTGGGCTCACCGGCGGAACCGGAGTCGGGAAAACTTGGCACATGGCTCAGCGGATCGGGTTTCAGGTCGTCCGCATCGTCACCCAGTGCCCTATCCCTGACACGGCGAAAATACCCTACGCGTATGCCAAGTGGGTCAACTGGCCCGATACCGCGGAAATCCTGAAAGGCTGGGTGGCCCAGGGGTTTCACCAGGACCTGGAGCGGTTCATCGAGAAATGCACAATTTGTGGGCAGCTCTACCTCGATGACATCGGCCAGGAGCGCATCACCAACGAAAACGACTATGCTCTCGGCATCCTCCGCACCATCCTGGATTCCCGCTACCGCAACAATCGGCCCGTGTTCTGGACATCCAACCTCGATCTCAAGGGGCTGACGGCTATTTACGGCGCCCGGGTTGTGAGCCGGATTATCGACGCGTGGCCGCCACTCCGCCTTGATGGGCCGGACCTGCGCCTCAAGCGGGGTGCCTGATGGATCAACCGGACGGCACCATCGTCGAAATCGCTGGGCACGACCTGGTGAAGACCCTGGTGAAGACCTGCCCCCAGTGCCGGCAGACCTTCTGGACCTACCAGGAGATGGGCAAGGAGCGGGAACCCTACCTCCAGGACCCTGAACCCGATCCGGGGCAGACCCGCTGTGGCGCCCGGTAGGTGTGTGATTCCCCGGTGTGCCTTGACCGCGAGCAGGAACACCAGATGCGCCGCCGCATGGCCTTCCGCCTGCAGTCCTTCCCGGCCACCCCGGCTCCCGCCGCCAAAACGAAGCTGGTCGGCGGCGGCCGCGCAAGCCAGCAACTTCTCCCCCTTGGAGCCACTTCATGATTTCCACTTCCCCCACGCTGGCCCAGGAATCCCTCACGATCATCCACCACCAGCCCACGAGGTGCTTCTTCCTCCAGAGCACCCAGCCGATCGGCTACGGCGCGCAGCGCCTGGTGTGCCAGGAGACGATCATCCCCTTCGGCTCTTTCTCTTCCCGCCCGGATCCCATCCGTCGGGCCTGGCTGTTCGTGGAGGCCAACCGGGCGATGAACCCGAGACCAGAACCCCCCGCGCCCCCGCCTCCCCGCGCCCCAGGGCTGCGGAGGGTCATCGCCGGGTATATCGGCTGGCTGGCCCCCCGGCCCCACGCCGCAAACAGCGAGAACACGTCTCAACGGGTGCCCCGATGAAGCCCGAAGTGTTCGTCCTCCGGGATGACGCCGATGCCGCCAGCCTCTACGCCTTCCTGAAGCTCAACCGCCGGCAGCAGGCCGCCGCCGGCAAGCCGCTCTCCGTCGTCGTCGCCCTCGAGAAGACCAAGCGCAGCATCGCCGCCAACGCCTACTACTGGGGTGTGGTCCTGAAGCAGATCGCGGAGCAGGTCTGGGTTGAGGGCACGCGCCAGTACGCCCCCAAGGTCTGGCACGAGGAGTTCAAGGACCGGTTCGCGCCCCGGCTCGATCACCCCCTCGGCGGCAGCTACCCCATGAGTACCACCAACATGGACGACGAGCAGTTCCAGACCTTCGTCCACGAGGTGGAGCTGTTCGCGGGCCAGGAGCTGCAGGTGCGGTTCGTGGACAGCCGGGCGGTGGCGCCAGGGTGGGCGGCCTGATGGGGAGGAAGTCGAAGCTCACCGAGGACCAGAAGGCCGACGTCCAGCGCAGGATGGCCGCCGGGGAATCCTGCCGCGCTCTCGCCCGGGAATTCGGGATGGCGGAGTCGAGCCTGCGAGCTTACTTTTCTGCGCGCGTGGCAAAAATCCAAACCACTGCAAAAAGGCTAGCTACGGTTGAGGATGAAGTTGCTGCGCTGCCTGTATCCGCGCAATTGACGGTGCGCGACCTCGCCGCGAACATGCGCACCACCGCCGCGAACCTGGCCGCCGTCACCGCCCTGAACACCCGGACCGCCCACCGCCTGGCAAAGATGGCCGACAAGACCATGGACCGGCTGGAGGATCCCGAGGTCAAGGCGGAGCGCAGGGAGGTGGAGCTGCTCAACCTCGCCACCTACGGCTCCCTCTCGCACAACCTCAGCCGGGTGGGCGTGTCCCTGGTCACCGCCGGCCACCCGCTCAAGCCCGACGAGGAGACCGGCCCGAACCTGGATGGCGCCATGGATGACCTACGCCGCCGCTTGGGGATGGCATGACGTCGATGGCCGAAGCGTTCCTGCAGCTGCCCGCCGCCGAGCAGGAGGCCTTCCTCGCTCGCCTGGGCCCGGCCCTGCGCTACCGGTGGGACTTCTGGTCCCGCCCTGAGCAGCTGGCCCCGGCTGGAGACTGGGTCTGGTGGCTGATCAAGGCGGGCCGTGGCTGGGGCAAGACCCGCACCGGTGCCGAATGGGTGCGCGGCGAGGTCGAGGCTGGCCGGCGCGGGCGGTTCGCCCTGGTTGCCCGCACTGCTGCCGATGCCCGGGACGTGATGGTCGAGGGCGAGTCTGGCCTGCTGGCCATCTGCCCATCCTGGCAAAGGCCAAAGTACGAGCCCAGCAAGCGCCGCATCACCTGGCCGAATGGGGCCCTGGCGACCGTGTACAGCGCCGACGAGCCGGACCTGCTGCGCGGCCCCCAGCACGACGGCGCCTGGGTGGACGAGCTGGCCTCCTGGCGCTTCCCTGATGCCTGGGACCAGCTGCAGTTCGGCCTGCGCCTGGGCGACCACCCGCGCGGGGTGATCACTACCACGCCCCGGCCCACGAAGCTGATCCGGGAGATCGCGGCCGCGAAGACCACGGTCATCACGAACGGCCGGAGCCTGGACAACAAGGCCAACCTGGCGCCTGAGTTCTTCACCTTCATCGTGAACAAGTACGCCGGGACCCGCCTGGGCCGCCAGGAACTGGAGGGCGAGATCCTGGAGGACAACCCGGGCGCCCTGTGGCACCGTGCCAACTTCGATGTCAACCGGGTCACCAAGATACCCGAGCTGCGCCGCATCGTGGTCGCCGCCGACCCGGCCGTCACCAGCAACGCGGACAGCGACGAGACCGGTATCGTCGTGGCCGGCCTGGGCGCCGAGAACCCGCCGCACTTCTACGTGCTGGACGACCTGAGCCTCAGCGCGAGCCCGGACGGTTGGGCCCGGGTGCTGGTGCTGGCCTACCTGCGCCAGAAGGCCGACCGCATCATCGGCGAGGTGAACAACGGCGGCGACCTCATCGAGACGATCATCCGGCACGTGGAGATCGAGGGCAAGAAGGTAGGGCTGAACGCCAGCTACAAGGCCGTGCACGCCAGCCGCGGCAAGGCGATCCGGGCCGAGCCTATCTCTGCCCTGTACGAGCAGAACCGGGTGCACCACGTGGGCGCCTTCCCGGTGCTGGAGGACCAGCTGTGCGACTGGGACCCCGCCACCAGCACCGATAGCCCTGACCGCCTGGACGCCCTGGTCTGGGCCCTGACCGAACTATCCGGCGACCCTGCTGGGCCCATCAAGATCAACCCCGGACTGCTGGGAAGGATGCGCCGATGAAGAGCTACCTGGAAACCTGGGAGACCGAGCCTCGCCCGGGCGGCGCGCCGGCCCTGCCCGCCGCCGTGGACCACGACCGCCGCCTGCTGCCGATCCTGGACGCCCAGGGCAACCACATCCCCGACAAGCGCCCGCGGTGCGGCTTCGGGGCGCATCTGTATGCCGTCGACGGGAGGATGCGATGACGACCTGGATCAACCCCAAGACGGCGGCCGAGATGGCCGGCATTGGCCGGCGCCAGTTCCTGGACGAATGGATTCCCGAGGACGGCATCGCCCAGGTGCACTTTCGCAACCCGAACGGGAAGCGCGGCCGGGGCCGGCGGCCCGAGGTTGATCTGGAGGACCTGGAGAACGTCTTGACCGAGCGGGACACCCCCCGGGCGAGTTAAGTACGCAGGAGTGGTTGGGAGTGGTTGGGAGTGGTTGGGAGTGGCGTGCAGGTCCGTCCCTGGGGTGTGAGGCTGGGGTCTCCGAGGTCCACATGCTCACTGCCGCCGCGATCGCTGAAAAGTGTGGGGCACCAAGCCAGAACGTTGTTTCGAACTGGCCCCTGATCACGGCGGCCCTCGATGAGTTGGGGATCCACTCCGACCTGGTGGAGATCGCCGCCGCTGCGACCATCGGCACCGAGGTCCCGCACTTCGAGCCCATCGCCGAGCTGGGCGGCCCTGCGTATCTGAGCCGCTACGACGGCCGGGCCGATCTGGGCAACAGCCAGTCCGGCGACGGCGAACGCTTCAAGGGCCGCGGCTTCGTGCAGCTCACCGGCAGGATCAACTACGCCGCAGCCGGCCGGGCACTGGGCCTCGACCTCATCGCCAACCCGGACCTGGCCCTGGAGCCTGCCGTCGCGGCCCGCGTGCTGGCCTGGTTCTTCAAGACCTGCCACGTGGCCGACGCCGCCAACGCCAAGGCATGGGAGCTGGTCCGGCGCCGCGTGAACGGAGGCTTGAACGGCTGGCCCAGGTTCTCGGCCCTCGTGGAGGCGCTCAATGGGTGACCCGTGCACTGCTCCTGCCCCATCTGCAACCCCTACGGCTGCGACCTCCCCGGAGAGCCGCAACTTCCTGGTCCGCCTGAGCCGGACGGACTGTGCCGAGAGCCCGCAGAAGGTGGTGGTGCTGCTGGCGGCTGGGACGATGATGCTGGCGTTCCTGCGGATCGCTGAGGCTGCGGCCCGGCAGATCAGCGCGCACGGGATCGACGGCGGCACCCAGGCGGCACTGCTCGGCCTGGGTGCGTTTGTGGCGGGCCTCGCCGGCTACGTCCATCGCACCCCGGGCGCGCCGGACGGGGGCCAGCAGTGACCGCCCGGGGATACATCCTCGTTGCCGCCGTGGTCTTCGTCGCCGGGGCGTGGATGGGCTGGGCCGCCCGCAGGCACGGGGCGTCCGCTGCCGTCGCCCATGCCGCAACCATCGATGCGACGGCAACCGCCGCCTTGAGCAAGGGGGTGTCCATTGGCCAGGCCGCGCAAACGCTCGAACCAGCGAAGCAGGCCGCGCATTCCAAGGTGGATGCGGACCGCACCCGGCTACAGGCTGATGAGGTTCGCCGGGCCGCCCAGCCTGTTCTGCCTGCCGGTGCCGGATCCACTGGCCCTGCTGCTGCGCCTGTGGCATCGGCTGTGGAACAGGACCAGGCCCAGCTGATCACCGACCAGACCACCGAGAACGGCGTGGTGGAGGCCCAGAATGCCGACATGCAGGCGTCCGTGACCAGCCTGACCCAGGCGGCCCAGGGATTCCAGCAGGAGGCCAGCACCCTGCGCGCGGCCATCACCCCGGCCCGGCCCTGGGCCGCGGGCATCGTCTACGGCACCAGCCAGACCATGGGCGCGTTCCTGGAGCGCGACCTGGGCCCGATCCGCGCCGGCGTGGACGTGGTCCGCCGCGTGCTTCCAGCCGGAAACGCAACCATCGACGCCTCCGCCCGCCTGGGCTGGCGCTTCTGAGGAGCCCCCATGCCCGAGATCATCACCTCCCACCTGACTCACTTCGCGTGGGCAGCCGTCTGCCTCATCGTGGCCCTGTTGGTCCACTTCTGGCCCACCATCAAGGCCAAGGCGGCTGCCTATTGGGACAAGGTCAAGGCCGCGTTCGCCAAGGACGATGCGAAGGTCAAGGCTCAGGTCGAGCAGACCGTGGCCGCCGAGGTCAAGAAGGTGGCCGACGCCACCGCCGACTCGGTCAAGGCCTTGATCACCCGGATGGAGACCCTGGAGAGGGTCCTCGCCCTCGCGGCTGCTTCCGCCTCCGCTACGGTGGTGAACAACGCTCCGGCCACCCAGGTGGATACCGGCGCCCCCACCGCTCCTGTCCAGGGCTGGGTCGCCCCCGCCGCTCCCCAGGCCTGAACTATGACCCTCGCGAACCTCCTCACGATCCTGGCAGCCATTGCGGCATCCGCAATCACGGTGTGGGCGACGCTCCGGGCTGACCGGACCGCCCGCGACCGCGACCGCGAGCAGCAGATGGAGCAGGTCAAGGGGCTGCTGCAGACCATGGTCGTGGACCGGATTGAGGTCGCGTTCGGGGAGATCGCGAAGCTTGACAAGCGCCAGAACAGCACTGAGAAGGCCTACTCCGAGCTGCGGGGCTTCCTGCGCGGGAAGGGCTGCATCGTGCCCGACTTCTGCCCCGACGACCTGCGGGAGGCCAAACCTTGACGATTGACCCCGGCCTCCTCGCTCGGATGCGCGCCGCCCAGGTCGACCGCCCGGCCATGCCGTGGGGCCTGCCGCAGCTGCCCCTGGGCGTGGTCCCGGAGAAGACCCGGCTCGCCATGGATGCGGCCCAGGCCTCGAATTTCGCCTACCTCAACCAGGCGCAGACCGGCCTGGGGTTCCTGGGCTACCCGTTCCTCAGCGAGCTGACCCAGCGCGCGGAGTACCGCAACGCCACCCAGCGCGTGGCCTTCGAAATGACCCGTAAGTGGATCCACCTGAAGAGCGAGTCCGACCAGAAGAAGGACGCGGAAATCCAGGTCATCAACCAGGAGATGAAGAAGCACAAGGTGCGGGGCTGGTTCCGGCAGGCCGCCATCCATGACGGGTTCTTCGGTCGCGGCCAGCTCTACGTGAAGATCAAGGACGCGCGGCGGACACAGAAGGAGCTGGCCTCGCCCCTGCTGGAGTCCCGCTACAAGATCCCCCGCGACAGCTTCCAGGGCCTGAAGGCCGTCGAGCCGCTCTACACCAGCCCCTTCGAATACAACAGCTCGGATCCCCTGGCTGATGACTTCTACGTGCCCCGGTCCTGGTTCGTGCTCGGGCAGAAGGTGCACGACAGCCGTCTGCTCACCTTCAACAGCCAGCCCGTCCCGGACCTGCTCAAGCCGAGCTACAACTTCGGCGGCATGTCCATGTCCCAGCTGATCATGGAGACGGTCGAGAACTGGCTGTCCACGCGCCAGAACGTCAACCGCATGATCCAGGGTTACAGCACCTCTGGCATTCGGACCAAGATGGGCGACGTCCTCAACGGGTCGTCCGATGGCGGGGACCTCCTGGACCGGGCCGAGTTCTTCGCTGCGGCCAGGGATAATTTCGGCCTGCTGCTGCTGGACAAAGACCTTGAGGAGTTCTTCCAGTTCAACGCCCCCATCTCCGGCCTCGACAAGCTCCAGGCCCAGGCGCTGGAGCACATCTGCAGCGTTAGCCAGCTGCCCCTGATCATCCTCACCGGCATCTCCCCCTCCGGGCTCAACGCGAGCAGCGAGGGCGAGATCCGGGTCTTCTACGACCTGATTCACGACCGCCAGGAGGCCATCTTCCGGGAGCCGCTGGAGAAGGTCATCCGCATCATCCAGCTCTCCAAGTTCGGCGTCATCGACCCGGACATCACCTTCGACTTCGAACCCCTCTGGCAGGCCGACGTGGAGAAGCTCGCCCGCATCCGCAAGAGCGACGCGGACGCGGCCGTGGAGCTGCAGGCCGCCGGCGTCGTCTCGGCACAGGAGAACCGGTCGAAGCTGGCCAAGGATCCCGACTCCGGCTACGAAGGCCTGGATGTGGACGCTGAGCTGCCTGACCCCGACCCAGCCTTGGTCATGGGCAAGGATCCCCTGCTCGCCAAGACCGAAGGCCTTGAGAAGCCCATGGGTGCCCTGTGAAGCTCCGCGCCCCGGGCCCGAAGGCCATCCGCGTCGCCGCCGTCGGCCCGAACCTGGGCGTGAAGGCGGCCTACCAGAAGCGTCTGGTCGCCCTGATTGAGGCCATGCACAAGGACATTCTGCGAGCCGTCAGCAAGGCCTGGGCGGCGAACCCACCCCATGCGCTCCTGGCCAAGGACGCCAGCCCCGCCAGTGACGGGCGCAAGGTCGTGGCGGCCCTGCGTCGGCGGTGGACGAAGCGGTTCAAGGACGGGGCGGACACCCTGGCCAAGCACTTCACCGATGACACCCTGCGGCACCAGGACGTCGCCCTGCAGTCCGCCCTGCGCAAGGCCGGCTTCAGTGTCAAGTTCCAGGCGACCCGGCCCATGAACGATGCCTACCAGGCCGTGCGGCACGAGCAGGTGCACCTCATCAAGTCGATCCCCGCCCAGCACCTGGACGACGTCGAGGGCCTGGTGCTGCGCAGCGTTCAGCACGGCCACGACATGGGGCAGCTGTCCAAGGACCTGCAGGAGCGGTACGAGATCACCAAGCGGCGCGCTGCCCTCATCGCGCGGGACCAGAACAACAAGGCCACGGCCGTGTTCAACCGGGTGCGTAAGCTGGACCTGGGCATCGTGAAGTCGCGCTGGATCCACACGCAGGCCAGCAAGAACCCCCGGGACTCCCACGAGGACATGGCCCGGGATGACGGCGGGATCTTCGACACGGCAGTGGGCTGCTACGACAAGGAATACGGCGACTTCGTGCAGCCAGGCGAGCTGATCAACTGCGGCTGCATCGCCGAGGGCGTCATCCCGGGCCTGGGCGAGGAGGACGGCGATGAAGCCTAATGAGCGAATCATCCTTGCCCTGGACAAGAGCCAACGGTTCACCGACGAGAACGGATGGCTCCACGTGGCCATCTCGAACATTAGCAAGGCCATGGTCTGCCCTTACAACGGCAGCGAAATCGCCGACATCGCCCAGGAAGCCAGCGTGGTGGTCGACCCGAAACGGGTGTACTTCCTGCTGCGCGACCCGAAGGAGCTGGAGCTGGGCGCGTCCACATTCAACGGCCTCCCGCTCACGGACGTCCACGAACCGCTGAGCGCCGAGGACCTGGGCATCAACCCCGAGCTGAAGGAAGTCATCGTCGGGTCCACCGGGAACGAAGCCCGGTTCGTGAAGCCCTACCTGCAGAACAGCCTCGTCGTATGGGACGCCGCGGCCATCAAGCGGATCGACACCCGGGAACAGGTGGAACTGTCCTGCGCCTACCGCTGGGTGCTCGACATGACCCCGGGGACCTACGAAGGAGTCGCCTATGACGGCGTGATGCGCAAGCTGCGCGGAAACCACGTGGCGCTCGTGGACGAGGGGCGGGCCGGTCCCGACGTGCTCGTCGCCGACGCCAAACCCAAATCCCACAAGGAGAAATCCCCCATGAAGAAAAAGCTCTCCCCCAGGGCGATCGCCGTGCGAGGGGCCCTCCTGGGCCGTATCCCGCACAGCCTCGTCGCCGACCAGAAGTTGAAGGTCTCCGACCTCACGCCCCTGGTCGCCACCATCACCGCCAAGGGCTACAAGTCCCAGAAGGCCAAGCTGGCCGAGGACATCAAGTCCGCCTTCGCCCCGCGCCTGGCCCAGGACGCGTCCCTCGACGACATCACGGACCTGCTGGACAGCCTGGAGGATGGCGCCGGCGACGAGCCCGAGATGGGCGACGACAAGAAACCGCCCGTCCCGCCCGTCCCGCCCACCTGCGATGACGACGACATGAGCAGCGACGGCGACGAGGCCGGCAAGGCCCTGCTCGCCCTGCTGCAGGCTCAGAACCTGCCCGACGAGGTCATGTCCCAGGTGGCGGCCCTGCTCGACAAGCTCTCGCCGGCGCCGGCCGCCGACGGCTTCCCCCCCAAGAAAGGAACCCCCGTGATCCCCGACCCCAATGATCCCAAGGCCGCCAGCATCGGCAAGCCCGCCATGGACGCCGCCATCCGTATCTCCGCCGACGCGACCATGCAGCGCATGCAGGCCGTGCGCCAGGCCGAGGACGACGTCGAGCCCATCATCGGCCGGGTGCGCGGCCAGACCACCGCCGAGGCCGTCTACAAGCTGGCCCTGGACCACATGAAGGTGGACCTCGAAGGCCTGCCGCCCATCGCCTTCGGCCCGCTGTTCCAGCGCCTGGCCGCGAACCTGGACAACGAGCCCGCCCCCGTGGGCCCGCTGGCCCAGGACTCCAAGGGCGATGAGGCCTACGCCAAGCGTTTCAACCCTGACCGGATCCGGAGGTAAGCCATGGGTTTCCAGACTTCTGTCAACATCAGCTCCCCCATCGGAACCGAAGGCGCGAAGGCTTCGAGCAACCCCATCGCCGCTGTTCTCAGTGATGTGGGCGGGAACCAGCTCGCTTCCGCCCTCATCGCTGACATCGTGAACGGCCTGAATATCGGCCGGTTCGCCTGGGTCTCCAGCAACGGCCAGGTCCTGACGAACTACGCCCCCGGCGGCGTCCCGTCCGTTCCCGACGGCTTCATCATGAACACCCTGCTGGGCAACAACAGCAACCTGCTGAATCCGAACGGGATCAACATCCCCCCGGGCGCCGCCGCCACCGCCTTCAACCGGGGCGACTTCTTCGCCCGCTCGAACTACGCCAACGCGCTGCGCGGCAACAAGGTGTTCGCCAACCTGTTCGACGGTTCCGTGGTTCCGGCCGCCTCCGGCTCGTTCCCGAGCTATCCGTCCGGTAGCACCTGCGCGTTCTCCGGCTGGATCAGCGCGGCCGGCGTCCTGACCGTGACCAGTGTCGCCTCCGGCTCGCTCGGTGTGGGCATGCTGCTCGCCGGCATCGGTGTCCCGATCAACGCTCGCATCGCCAGCCTGGGCACCGGCACCGGCGGGGTGGGCACCTACAACCTGAGCCTGCCCAACGCTCTGCCCACGTTCACCATCCAGGCGTCGCTCAGCGGCACCCAGATGACCGTGACCAGCGCCAATGGCATCCTGGCCGTGGGCCAGCTCGTCGCCGGGACCGGCATCACCTCCCCGGTCTACATCTCGGCCCTGGGTACCGGATCGGGCGGAGCGGGCACCTACACGCTATCGGCCGCCGTCACCACCGAGAGCACCGAAACCATCACCGTCGGCGGCGTCTACACCGAATCGCTGACCGGCACTGCGGCCGGTTCTGTCGGGGGCGCCACCGTCACCGCCACCTTCGCCACCAACGTGATGACCGTCACCGCCGTGACCAACGGCGTGCTGACCCCGGGGCAGCTGCTCACCGACAGCACCACGGGCCTGGCCGCCGGGACCTACATCGTGAACCAGCTCACCGGCACCACCGGCGGGGTGGGCACCTACACCGTCTCCACCACCCCCGGAACGCTCGCCAGCGGCACCGTCACCGCCTCCGCCTGGATCGAGACCCCCTGGTATTTCCAGACCCAGGCCAACGAGGGCGAGCTGGCCATCATCGGAACGAGGTTCTAGCATGCTGCGACCCCATATGAAAACCAATCGTGACCTCATTTTCGACCGGCTCCAGGAGGACTTCGCCATCGTCCTGCCGGATGCCGTGGTCGAGCAGCGCCCCGAGTGGGGCCGGCGCCTGGACGTGGCCATGGACGCCGCCCAGCGTGAATTCGGCCTCGATGTGCGCGGCCGGTTCGGTTACGACGCCGCGCAGCCCCTGGCCATCACCTCCAGCAACGCCGGCATTCCGCAGTTCCTGACCACCGTCATCGACCCCAAGATGATCGAGGTCTACACCGCCCCGCTGAATGCCACCAAAATCGCCCGCGAAGAACTGAAAGGCGACTGGACCAAGATGATCTGGGAATTCCCGGTCATCGAGTCCACCGGCATGGTCGCCTCTTACGACGACTACTCCTCCGCCGGCGAGGCGAACTTCCAGGTCAACTGGGTTCCCCGGCAGAGCTACCTCTTCCAGACCCAGACCGAATGGGGCGAGCTGGAGTTGGAGCGCGCTGGCCTGGCCAAAATCGACGCCGCGAACCGCAAGAACCTTGCGTCCGCCAAGGTGATGGCCGAGTTCCAGAACTACAGCTACTTCTACGGCTTTGCCGGTCTCCAGAACTTCGGTCTGCTCAACGACCCCAACCTGCCGGCCGCGGTGGCCCCCCTCGCGGAAATCATCAACGGCGTGCCGGTCTACCTGTGGGTCCAGAAAGACGCCCTCGGCATCTACGCCGACATCGTCTACTTGGTCCAGCAGCTCATCCAGGCGACCGACGGCATGGTGAACATGGCCACTCCGATGACCCTCGCGATGAGCCCGGGGAGCGAGGTCAACCTCACCAAGGTCACCCAGTACAACGTGTCCGTCATGGACATGATCAAGAAGAACTTCCCCAAGCTCCACGTGGAGACGGCCGTGCAGTACGCGACCGCCTCCGGGAACCTGGTGCAGTTGTTCGCCGACGAGCTGAACGGCGACGACGTGGTCACCACCGCCTTCAACCTGAAGATGCGCGCCCACGCGGTGGTTCGCGACTCTTCGTCCTTCAAACAGAAGAAGTCCGGCGGGACCTGGGGGGCGATCTTCTACCAGCCCACCGGCGTCCAGCAGATGCTCGGAGTGTGATCCATGGCCGAAACTGTCATCGTCTACTGCAAGATCCCGAACGGATTTCACCTCACGGTGAAGGCCGCTGACGGCGTCGACCACACCATCCGCATCAACGGCCCCATCAATAAGCAGCCCTCCGATGTGCCGGTGGTCTGCGGGCACGGGGCCACCCGGATCCCGAAGGACTTCTGGGACCAGTGGTTCAAGGAGCACCAGAACCTGGAGCCGGTCGAGAAGGAGCACATCTTCGCGGCGGACAACAAGAACTCCGGCCGCGACATGGCCCGGGAACGCAAGGACAACCGCACCGGCCTGGAGGGGATCGACCCCAAGAAGCCGGGCCGCGGTGTCGGGCCCGCCGAAGAGATGAAGAAGGCCCTCGACAAGCTGCCGTCCCAGGAAGGCCTGGTGTAGCTCATGGGATTCATCGCGTCCTACGACCCGACCTACTGGTCGCAGCGCTACCCGGAATTCGCGGGGATCGCGGCGACCACGGCGCCCGGCTACTTCGCCGAGGCCGGGCTGTACCTGAACAACACCGGCAGCGGGCCGGTGGGGGACGCGAACACCCAGAGCCTGCTCATGCACATGATCACCGCCCACATCGCTGAGCTCTACGACGCGAGCAGCGAGCGCGGATCCCAGGCGCTGGTGGGACGCATCACTGATGCCAGCGAGGGCACCGTCAAGGTCACCGCGGAGATGGACGCCCCCACCGGCAGCGCCGCCTGGTTCAACCAGACCAAGTACGGCGCCAGCTTCTGGCGCGCCACCCAGCGGTATCGCGGCTTCCGCTACATCGCACCGGGGAGGCGCTAATGGAAATCGGGGGACTGGGCGGTGGGGCCGCCTTCAAGGCCAAGCTCCAGGAGATGATGAGCAAGGCGGGCGAGAACCTGCAGCTGCGCATCGGTTTCCTGGAAGGCGCGACGTATCCCGACGGCACCCCGGTGGCCCAGGTGGCCGCCCTGAACGAGTACGGCCACCTCCACCGGGCTCCCAAGGCCGGCGGGCCAGCTGCGCGAACCGTCGCGCGGCCGTTCTTTAGCCAGATGCTCGCCGAGAAGTCCCCCGACTGGGCGCGCCGGCTCCAGGCCCTGCACCGGTTCAACAACGGCGACATGGGCCTGGTCATGAAGTCGCTCGGAGAGTCCATCGCCCAGGACTTGCAGATGGCCATCGTCAATTTCAACGACCCGCCCGACAAGGACGTCACCATCGCCCAGAAGGGATTCAAGGGCGGCGCCCAGGCCACCCTGCAGAACACCAAGGTCATGCTCAACAGCGTGGCCTACGAAGTGGACGGAGAGCGCTTCCCCGGGCCGGTGAAGGAATGAACCTCCACGGGCTCGCCTCCAACTGCGCCGGCGCCGTAAACCCGTCGGTGGTGGCCACCATCCGGACCAGCACCGGCAGCACCCCTCAGGCGGACGGCTCCCTGGTGCCCACCTATGCCACCGCCACCGGCCTGGTCAACGTCCAGGGCCTCTCCGGCAAGGACATCCAGCACCTGAACGGCCTGAACATCCAGGGCGTCACCCGGAAGGCCTACGTGAAGGGCGACCTGAACGGCGTGGTGCGCGCCTCCGGCCAGGGCGGCGACCTGCTGACCCTGCCGGATGGCACCATCTGGCTGGTGGCCACCGTCTTCGAATCCTGGCCCGACTGGTCCGCCGTCGGCCTCATCCAGCAGCTGTCCTGATGACCTTCACCCCTTCCATCACCGCCGTCCAGATCTTCACCGGGCTGAAGGCCTGGCTAATGGATGCCCTGGGCCTGCCCACCGCCGCCGTCGTCCAGGAGTTGCAGAACCGGGCGGCCGCGCCCAAGACCGGGTTCGTGAACATGCTGCACAAGACCCAGAAGCGGCATGGGGCAAACACGGTCGTCTACAGCGGGACCGGCGGCACGGTCACCACCACCACCCCGAAGGATTTCCAGATCCAGGCCGACTGCTACGGCACCGCCTCCGGCGACTGGGCCAACGTCATCGCCACCATGTGGCAGTCCCCCCTCGCGGTGGCCTTCCTGGCGCCCTACGGGCTCACCCCGCTCTGGGCCGATGACCCCGTCGAGCTGTCCGGCATCAACGGCGAGGAGCAGTACGAGGAGCGGTGGATCGTCCTGCTGCACATGCAGTTCAACCCGGCCATGGCCGCGCCCATGACGTTCCTGACCGTCCCCAAGCCCACCATCCTCGACATCCTCACCAAGCCCTAGGAGGGCGCCCATGTCCATCCCCGTCAAGCAGCTCATCTCCGTCACGCCCAGCGTGGTCTCCGGGGGCGGCGCCCAGGAGACCCTGAACGGGGTCATCCTCAGCCAGTATCCCTACCTGCCGGTCGGCACCCCGATGTCGTTCCCGACCCTGGCCTCGGTGCTGGCCTACTTCGGGAACTACAGCTGCAACTTCACCGCCACCTGCAGCGGCAACACCCTGACCGTCACCCAGACCATCTCCGGGGCTCTGGCGGTGGGCCAGCAGATCCAGGGCGCCCAGGCCGTCGGCGTGCCGCCCGGCAGCGTGATCACCGCCATCGGCACCTACTCCAGCGTGACCGGCATCGGCACCGTGACCATCTCCGGCCCGGGCTTCACCCAGGCGACCTCCAGCGCCATGACCTCGAACTGCCTGGAATACCAGATGGCCCAGGTGTATTTCGCCGGGTTCACCATCGGCACCCAGACGCCCCAGGCCTTGATCTTCAGCCGCTACGCCACCACCGCCTGCGCGGCGTTCCTGGTCGGTGCGACCTCCAGCCTGACCCTGGCCCAGATCCAGGCGATCACCAGCGGCTCCCTGAGCGTCACCATCGACGGCGTGGTCAAGACCTTCGCCACCGTGACCCTGGCCGCGGCCACCTCGTTCTCGAACGCCGCCGCCCTGCTCACCACGGCCCTGGGCCTGACCGGCTCCGCCGCGGTGACCTGGTCCTCGCTCTACAACGCGTTCGTGGTCACGTCCGGCACCACCGGCGCCACCAGCACCATGACCTACGCCACCGGCACCCTCGCCGCCACGCTGGGCCTGGCCTCGGGCAACGCGGGCACCCTCAGCCAGGGCAGCGCCGCCATGACCCCAGCGGACGCCATGACCGCCCTGGTGGCCCAGACCTCGAACTGGGCCGGCTTCAGCCACGCCTTCGAGCCGATCGATACTGACAAGCAGGCCTTCGCCACCTGGTGCTCGGGCTATCCGACCCAGTTCTATTACGCGCCGTATACCACGGACGCCACCGCCCGGGGCGCGCACGCCTCGTACACGGGCTTTGGCTACTGGCTGACCCAGAACAGCGTCGGTGGCACCTGCTGGTTCCTCACCCCCCAGGAGTGTGCCTTCGAGCTGTCTCTCACCGCCTCCACGAACTATGGCGTGAGCAATGGCCGGCTCGACCACCAGTTCAAGACCCCGAACGCCGCCCTCACCCCCAGCGTGACCGACGCCGTGACCGCGGCGAACGTCGTGGCCAACGGCGGGAACTACGTGGGCACCTACGCCACCGCTGCCACCCAGTGGAACATTCTCTACCCGGGCCAGATCAGCGGCGCCTTCGGGCAGATCGGCGCCTACGTGGATGCGATCTGGCTGAACGCCAATATCCAGCTGTGCGAGATGGACGTGTTCACCGGGGCGAATTCGGTGCCCAACGACCCCGCCGGCTACGCGCTCATCAAGGCGGCGCTCAAGACCCTGTTCGCTCAGGCCATCAAGAACGGGGTGATCCAGACCGGGGTGACCCTGACCTCCACCCAGCAGGCCCTGGTCAACAGCCAGGCCGGGCAGAACATCGCCGGCACCCTCAACTCGGTCGGCTGGTATTTCCAGGTCAACGCGCCGGCCTCGCCGCTGCTCACGCCGCCCTGCCTGTTCTGGTACACGGGCGCCTTCGGCCTGCAGACCCTCAATGTCGCCAGCATCAACATCCAGTAAGGAGCACCTGTGACCCGTTCTCTCACCTCCAACGATGTGGTCCTGATCCTCACCATTCCCGGCGTCTACGACAGTGGGGTGCAGCTGCAGGGATTCAAGACCGACGATATTTTCGACCTTGCCAGCCGGAAGCCGAACATCACCAGGATGGGCGTCGACGGCATCCTCAGCGGGGGCAAGCAGATCCAGCCCCGGGTGTCGAAGGTCCACCTGGAGGCCTCCAGCGAGAGCCAGCAGGTCTTCGACGACTGGGCGTCCGCTGAGGATTCCCTGGGCGACAGCATCCCTGCCTCGATGACCGCCATGTTTCCGTCGAATGGCCAGGAATACAGCTGCTACCAGGGGTTCCTGACCGATTACAAAGACATGCCCGACGGCAAGAAACTGCTGGATCCGCTGACCTATGAAATCACCTGGCAGCTCGTCCAGAAGACGGCGCTGTAATGCTGAACAGCGAACCGTTTACCGTCGATTCCAAGGGCCCGGACAAGGGCAAAGTCTTCCTGCTGACCCGGATGGATGCTTTTCGGGCCGAGAAGTGGGCGATCCGGGCCTTCCTGGCGCTCATCGAGGGCGGGGTCAAGATCCCTCCGGAGATGGCCGCCGGCGGCATGATGGCGCTGGTGACCGAGGAGGCTATGTCGGCCATCCTTGGCGCCCTGGTGGGCGGGCTGGGCCAGCTCGACTGGAAGAAGGTCGAGCCGCTCCTGGACGAGATGCTGGAGTGCATCCGGTTCATGCCTGACCCGGTGGGGAACCCAGACTTCTCTCGCCCCCTCAACAAGCAGGCCGGAGACATCCAGGAAGTTCCCACCCTGTTGAAGCTGCGGGGTGCGTTGCTGAAGCTGCAAACGGGTTTTTCGCCGGCCGTCGAGCCCTCGACCTCCAAGACTCCGACGGCCTCCCAGGTGGCGCCAATTACACGAATGTCCCGCCGCTCATAGGCGTGATCGTTTCGCGCAGGCACGCCACCCTCCACGAACTGCAAACCGTTTATAGCCTTGAGGATGCCTACGACATGTTGGAAGTCATTCGAGTCGACAACCACAACGAGCGCGTCGCAGCCAAGCGGGGGAATGAATAATGGCCACCATCCTGGATGCTTTCTATGTCTCCTTCGGGATAAAAACCGATGAGATGCACAAGGGAGCGGAAGACGCGGAAAAGGTCTACGAGGAACTGGTGAAGAAGGCGAAGGCCACGTACAAGGCCACCGTCGAGGCCGCCAAGGGCAAGAGCGCCGGGGAGATCGCCGCTGCCCGGGAATCAGCGAAGGAGGTCCAGGCTGCTGCGCTGAAGGCCGCCAAGAAGATCAAGGACAACCTGATCAAGGAGACCAAGGAAGCCAACGAAAAAATCAAAGAGCAGACCGAGAAAGGGAAGGAGTTCTTCAAGGGGGTAGGGGAGGCGGCCCTGGAATTCTTCGGGATCATGGCGGCCGCCGCCGGCATGGTTGAGTTCATCAAGTCGACCCTCGAGGCCGAGGTGGGGGCCGGCCGGCTGGCCAAGACCCTGAACGTCGACGTGGAGGAGCTGGAGGCCCTGCAGGGCGCCGTGAAGCGGGTGGGCGGCACCAGCGAAGGCCTCGACGCCTCCTTGAAGGGGCTGAACAGCCGGCTGGAACTGATCGCCATCCATGGGCCCCGGTCCAAGATGGCCCTGGAGGTCTTCGCCGGCCTGGGGATCTCCGAAGTCGCCCTCAAGGGAAAAGACGCCATCGGGACCCTGGGACTGCTGGCCGAGAAGATGCAGGGCATGAGCGAAGCCAAGGCCCAGGGCCTGGGCGAACGCCTGGGGCTGGACGAGGGCACGATCCGGCTGTTGACCCAGGGCAAGGACGGCATGGCGGACCTGGTGGCGCACCAGAAGGCCCTCGGCGTGGCCTCCAAGGAGCAAGGCGAGCAGGCGGAGAAGCTCGAGCAGAGCATGCTGGATTTCAAGGACAGCGCCGCCGCCACAGGGCGGGAACTGATGGCCGTGCTGATGCCGGCGCTGCTCGCCATTGGCCATGCCCTGGCCTCGGCAGCGGCCTGGGCGAAGGAACACCCGCAGATCATCAAGGCTGCGCTGACGGGCATCGGAACTGCCCTGGTCTTCGTTTCCTCTGCCGCGATCACTGCCGGGGTCTCCGCTGCCTGGGCGTGGGTCATGGCCCTTGGCCCCACCAACCTCATCATCGGTGCGATCGCTGTGATTGCCGGCGGACTCTACCTCCTGGTGACGCACTTCAAGGAGGTGGGCCACTGGTTCCATGAGATCGGCCTGGACATTGTCTACTTCCTGGCCCTGGCGTTCTTCGACATCGAGAAGGCCGGCGCCAAGATGTGGCGGGGCCTGAAGGAATCGGCCATGGCCCCGCTGGAATGGATCTGGTCCAAGCTCAAGGCCATCATCGACATCTACAAGCAGGAGGGGCACTTTCTGAGCGCCATCCTCCACGGGGACGTGAAGGGGGCGGTCGGTGCGGTCAAGGCGGCCGTCGGCGATGTGGGGGCTGTCACCGGCCTGACCCACGCCTACGCCGGAGCCCCCACGGCGAGCGCCGGCATGGCCCTGCGGCCGTCCTCCGTCTCCAACAACCGGTCCACCACCAACAGCACCCGGCAGACCCACGTCACCATCGGCACCATCAATACCCAGGCGAAGGATGCCCAGGGCCTGGCCCAGGATCTGCCCGGCGCCATCCAGTCGCATTCCTCCCTGGTTGATCAGTTCGACGGGGGCTTCTGATATGGCGAACGGCTGGGGCGTCTATGACCTGAGTGGGAACCTGGTGTTCGACGTGGATTCCGTCCTGTCCCTGAAACAGAGCGCCAAGGCGAAGGCCTCCACCTTCCCGGTGGAGCTGGGTTCCTTCGCCGGATTCAACAAGGTGCTGGAGCCGTTCCAGAACAAGGTCCGGCTGGCGGTCAACGGGCTGGCCCGGGTGGCGACGTTCCAGGCGGCCCTGGACACGGAACTGGCCTCCACCAACCTGTACAACGTGGTCACCCCCACGAAGGTCTACCTGAACGTGACCCTGGAGAGCTACGGCCACGACCAGACCGCCGACAACGGGGGTGTGAGCGGCCTGGTCGTGGACCTGGCGCTGCTGCAGATCCGCGAGGTGACCCCGGCGTACGCAACCGCGGCCCTGCCCGCGGCGAAGTGCAAGAACCCCACCAGCGCCTCCAAGCAGACCGGAGGGAAGGGCCAGACCCAGACCCCGGCGGCGCCGCCCTCCCGGACCATGGCCAGCGTCATTGCCCAGGCTGATTCGGATTCAAACTCATGAACCTCTACTGCGACCTCTCCATCGATGGAGTCACTCTCTGGGCCGGCGTGCCCTGTCTGAACACCCGGCAGCTCGCCTCCTATCCGTACCTGGGGTTCGTTGGGAACCTGGCGTTCGACGACTCCCAGGGCAACACGGACCCGCTCTACACCGGCATCGGGCCCGGCGGCCGCTACCAGCTCCTCTACTACCAGCCCGGCCAGCCCCTGGTCCAGGTGCCCCTGCAGGCGGTCCCCGCCCAGCAGTTAGACATCTCCCTCGGCGGCCAGAACTGCACCATCAGCCTCTATCAGAAGTGAACCTATGACCCAAGGCAGCTCGTTCAACAGCAAGATCCTGCAGGCAAACCTGACCCTCATGTCGGGCACCTTCGACGGGACCAACAACCAGGTGCAGCTCACCGGCCTGAAGATGGACGCCGAGATCGACAAGGGCGGCCACCCCAGCAAAAACAAGCTGAAGCTGAAGATCTACGGGATGAACCAGAACGACATGGCCAAGCTCACGACCCTGCCGGCCAAAGCCGGGAAGGCCCTGGCGGTCCACCACTCGAAGTTGCAGCTGCTGGCCGGGGACCAGTTCGGCCTGGCCACGGCCTTCGGGGGCGAGATCACCGGGGCCTGGATCGACTACCAGAGCGCCCCGGATCTGTATCTCAGCATCGAGGCTCTGGCCGGCTACTACCCGGCGATCGCCCCGGTGGCGCCGAAGAGCTTCCCGGGCGGCGTCCCGGCGGCCGGGATCATGTCGACCCTGGCGAGCCAGATGGGGTATGCATTCGAGAACAACGGGGTGACGGCCCAGCTGCACAACCCCTACCTGCCGGGCACGGCGATGCAGCAGGCCGGGGCCGTGGCGGCCGCCGCCAACATCGAGTTTGGCGTGGACGACGACACCCTATTCATTTGCCCCAGGGGCACGGCCCGGGCCGGCACCGCCCCGCTGATCTCCGCCGCCACCGGCATGATGAAATATCCGCTCTTCGACAAGGAAGGCCTGAAGGTGTCGACCCTCTACAACCCAGGTATCAAACTGGGCGGCCTGGTCGTGGTCCAGTCCTCCATCGCGGTCTGCTGCGGCACGTGGCGAGTGCACGGGCTCAAGCACCACCTGACCAGCGAGACCCCGAGCGGCCCCTGGGAATCCAAGGTTTCGGCCACCTGGGTGGGCAACTGATGGCGGATCAAGCGGTCTATCCTCAGAAGACGCCCAGCAGCGGGAACAACACTGAGAACCAGCTGGCGTTCATCATCCAGCAGCAGCTGGGCCAGTTGGCCGTCGCCACCCTGGTGGAGGTGATGGCGGTCCACCCGGGCGCGGGCCTCCTGGTCGGGTTCGTCGATGTCCAGCCGCTGGTCAACCAGGTGGCCGGCGACGGCACGGCCCAGGGCCACACCACCATCTACGGCGTGCCCTACCTACGGGTCCAGGGCGGCGCCAACGCGGTGATCGTCGACCCGGTGGTCGGGGACATCGGCATGGCCATGTTCGCCGACCGGGACCTGTCCAGCGTGAAGGCGACCGGTGCCGCCGCCAGCCCCGCCAGCGCCCGGCGCTTCAGCCTCGCCGACGCGTTGTATTTCGGTGGTTGGAACATGGCCGTGCAGCCCACCAGCTACGTGCAGGTGACCCAGGGGGCCATCAACATCGTGCTGCCCGGGGGCACCAGCGCCGTGCTCACCCCGGGCCAATGCACCATCACCGCCACCAATACCAAGATCGTCGGCACCCTGGAGGTGACCGGGATGGCCACCTTCGACCAGAACGTGCAGATCGCCGGGTCGATCGCGGGCGGCACGGGCGGTGGATCGCCCACCAGCACCTTCAACGGCAGCTTCACCGCCACCGGGGACATCAAAGCAGGCACCGTCAGCCTCGAGAGCCACGTGCACTCCGGCGTCACGGCCGGCGGCGCCAACACTGGAGGCCCACACTGATGAACACGCTCCAGCTCAACCCCAGCACTTGGGACCTGATGCTCGACAACCAGGGCAACCTGGCCGTGGCCACCGGGGGCGCCGCCCTGGCGCAGGATGTGGCTTCGGCCATCA